ATGGCGGCAATCTCAAAACGCGGCGATTCATGGCGGGCACACATCCGTCGGACGGGACACAAGTCGATATCGGGGACCTTCCCGACCAAGGCGCAAGCAATTGCGTGGGCAAGGGGAATCGAAGCGGAGATGGACGCCAAGCGCTTTAAGGATGCGCGTGGGCTGGCGAATATTACCCTAAAAACCGCGATTGAACGGTATGAGGAGGAGATCGGCGCCGAGCACCCATTCGGCAAGAACAAGACGGCCGTCCTCAAGATGTGGAAGAGCAAGCACGGTGACAAGACGCTTGACGAGCTCACGGATGAGTACCTGACAAAGTTCGTGCGGGAGCGCCGCAATGGTGGCGCTGGCGGTGTCACTATCAGCATCGACCTGACCTACTTGGCCAGCGTCTTCAAAACAGCTAAGGAGCTTTGGAAGCTTCCAGTCACGCTCGAACCGGTGCAAGCTGCTCGAGCCAACATGGCGCATCTAAAAATCTCGACCAAGTCTGAAGAACGCCGGCGGCGCCCTACTGCGGACGAGATAGCGGCCCTTTGCGATTACCTCGACAACCGGTCGACCTTGCCAATGCGAGACCTAATACACTTCGCGATCGCATCCGCGATGCGCATTGAGGAAATTACGATGCTACGCTGGGTCGACTTGAACGATGCCGATCGCACGATCATCATTCGAGACCGAAAGCACCCTCGACAGAAAAAGGGTAATGACCAGGAAGTCCCGCTGCTCAGCGATGCCTTCGACATCGTCAAACGCCAACCGCGGCCTGGCCTGCCGACATCTGAATGCCGCATCTTTCCGGTCAAGGCTGCTACTGTCAGCACGGTCTTTCCAAGGGCTACGAAAGCCCTCGGAATTGAAGACTTGCACTTCCATGATCTTCGCCATGAAGGGGTTTCTAGACTGTTTGAGCAGGGCTACCAGATTCAAGAGGTTGCCCTAGTGTCAGGCCATCGCGACTGGAAGATGCTCGCGCGATATACTCAAATTAAGGCGAAAGATTTACATCGCAACAATAATAGCTAAATACAAAAGGGTTATCCATGTCGTTCATAGAGAAAGAGATAGGTAAGATCGAAGAGGACGTAAGCAACCAGCTTGCTCAAAAAATGCTTAGAGACGGCAACTTGGCGTTTGCATTTGTGTTAGCTGCTGCGCTAGGAGCCATCGCGATTTATTGCTATAAATTCGGCTTCTTTTCATTGACAGAAAAACGAGACGACTGGGGGACCTTTGGCGACTTCCTGGGCGGCTTACTCAACCCCATTGTAGGAATTGTCACCGTCTTCCTGGTACTTTTAAATGCCCGCCTACAACGTTTAGAACTTAGAAACTCGCTACGCGAGATGAAGAATACGAACTCTGCAATGGAAGCGCAGAATAGGTCAGTCGAGGCACAAGAGTCACAAAGTACCTTTTTCAACTGGCTGAGCGCTTATCGCGGAACCGTCGCGGACCTGCGGTTCGTATCTTCTTCGGGCTTCCCAGAGTACTGCGGACAGTCAGCTCTATTCAACATATACCGGCACTATTTGACAGGGGGCGAAGTATCGCGAATGTTCTCGGGAAGACTACCTAAGAACGCCTTGCAGGAACTGCTCGCCACAGGTGATATCACAGATGAGAGTGACGCCAAGCTGGCGGAGAGTATTATCCTACAGGAATGGAAAATTATTAAGAGAAAGCAACTCGATAATCTCGAAGTTCCGATGAGCTCCATTGTCGCCCTGATGGAATGGATTTACAGTGGAAGAAGAGGAAGCATATCAGCAGCTCAAAAAAATGAGTTCTTTAAAATCCTGAAGTCACAACTCTCAACGGCAGAACTTGCATTTCTTTTCTACGAAAGCTGGACCATGAATCCAGGCCCTAAGCTAATTTTCAAAACCTACAAGATATTTGATCGCCTTCCAATCGACTCTGATCACCTTCTGAAGTTTATGCTGGCCAGGGCATCGCATTTGAAGTAACCCAAACTATTCATCCGACTCACCGCCTGTTGCAAGTTCAAGGCAACCTCGGAAACTCCTTAACACATGGCTCGTCCAATAAGCGTCTACGCAAAGTTTCCAAGACCAAACCTTGTTGCCCCGGCAAAGTAGGGACTATTCGCTGCAGCTGGTCAGCATAAAGGACAACACTACGTAGGCGCGCAATTTCCCAAAGAAGGACTCGAATATCGTCCGAATCTCCCGCCCGAGCTTGAATTCTCTGCAAATCTGTCTTCGTTAGTGCTGTTTTAAAACGCATAGCCACATTCCCTGTATGTTTATACAGTGTAGCAAATTTTTGAGAGTGCAGACGTCTGCACTCTCTACGATCAGAACAGCCCGGCCGGCTCAGCCATCCTGTCCCAGCTGTAAATGATGACCTCCGCGCGCTCGACTCCCTTCCCGCCGCCAACCGTATAGCTGATCGGCACCGTATCCATTTGGAAGTCAGCGAACACACGACGGATCTCAGGATGATCGTTCAGGCTCACGATCGCCTTCCCCTTAAGGCGCTTCATCAGGGCCGCCATCTTCTGGTACTCCTCAAGCCCGAAATCGACGCCATACCCTTCGGTCTCCCAATATGGCGGATCAAGGTAGAAGAGCGTGTGGGGGCGGTCGTACCGCTCCATTAGCTTGTGCCAATCCATGTTCTCGATGTAGGCGCCAGACAGCCGCAGGTGCGCTGCAGATAGGTTTTCCTCAATCCGAAGCAGGTTGATAGGTGGCGTGGTCGTTGCCGTGCCCCAGGTCTGTCCTTGCACCTTGCCGCCAAACGCATGATGCTGCAAGTAGAAGAACCTTACGGCGCGCTGGATGTCCGTGAGCGTGTCTGGTGGCGTCTCCTGGTGCCACTTGAAGACCTCACGACTGGCCAGCGCCCACTTGAAGTGCCTCACGAACTCCTCGAGGTGATGCTGCACGACGCGATACAGCCTGACCAGCTCGCCGTTGATGTCGTTGATTACCTCGACCTTTGCCGGCGGCCGCATGAAGTAAAGCGCGGCGCCGCCGGCAAAGACCTCGACGTAGCACTCGTGCGCTGGGAACTGGGGAATGATGTGGTCGGCCAGGCGTCGTTTGCCGCCGATCCATGGAATGATGGGTGTTGCCATTAGTAAACCTTACAGTTGCGATTGTGCTAAACTCGCGCCGCCTTCCGGAAGGTGGCAGAGCCTTGCTTGGTTCACTGGCTAGAACAGTGGATCGAGGCCGATGCAGGTTGTTAGAGCAACTCGCGCCGGCGCTCTGTCTTTACTACGGGGCGATGGTCCCTACTTCGTAGAAGCCATGCTTCCGCGCCCAGTCCTGCAGCGCGCTTACTTTTTCTCGGAGACGCTCGGTCTCGAGGTCTGCGTCTCGGACGAGGTCTCGAAGATGCTGCTCAGTCGGCTTTGGTAGCTCGATGTATTCGGTCGCTCCGGCGTCATGAGGGACGACGGTACCTGAGGCTTCGGCCCCGCCGGCAGTGGCACACACGCGGGCAGGGACTGCGATGCGCAGCCGCAGACGATCGGCAGCAGCACGCTCAGCAGCGATACGCTTTTCAGCTTCATTGAGATTCCTTTGATAAGTGGCCAGGGTGGCCCGGGTTGACGCGATGTCCCGCCGTCGCTCGGCTTCGTTATGAGCCACTGCGATCCGCACGTCATGCATGGCCGCGTCCGCACGTTCTGCCTTGTCGCGCTCCCATTCGAGCCGGACATCGTCGGCGCCGAAAAGGTAGCCAGACAGGCCAGCGATCGTTACCGCGCCAAGCAAGGCCGCTCCAACCGCAGCGACCTTCAACTGGTCAATGATCATGCTGCTACTTCCTGGCTGTCGAAGCGCTGGAGGCTGCGGCCATTCATCACCGCAATAAGAATCTTCGCGTAATTCGGATCTGTCGCGTAGCCGGCTGCTGCTGCGGCACGAGCCCAACCTTCGCCAGTGGTTTCATCGAAGCAAGCCGCATAGCGCGGGTTCACCTTGAAGAAGCGTGCGCGGTCGGCGATGCATTCGTCCACGCTGGAATAGGCGCGGAACTTGGCCACCAAGTCGACGCGCTTGCCGCCCACGTATTCATGGGTTGGTACGTCGACGGTCTTGCCTTTCCAGGAGCGGTCGGCCTTGATGCCGAACAGGTTGTTGCCAGGTGCGCGCGAACCCCAGCCGGATTCGAGTGCAGCCTGGGCGATGGTGAACGAGGCCGGAATGCCGTGCTCAAGGTGAACACGTTGGGCGGCCGGCAGCAGCAAGGCGATGAAGGCGGTAGGCGGCATCAGATGATCTCCCGCACGTCCTTGACCAGGTCAGCCAGGTCGGCATCGCGACGCTTCTCGATGAACTTAAACAGCGCACGAACGATGACCCACGCCGGCAGGCCGCACGTGAACATGAACCCGCCCTGGGCAATCTGGCCAAGCAGGTCATCCGACCAGTGTTCGATACCGAGGTACTTGATGAGCGCGGCGCCACCGGCAATCGAGCCGACGACGGTGCACGCCAACGCCACGCGCCATTCCTTCTTACTGCTGGGCGGTGTCATGGCCATCACGACGAAGGAGGCAAGCCCGGCGCCGATGCCCATGCCGACCAGGCCGCCGATGATTTTCATGCTTGCTGCGCCGGCGGCCGCGCCGGAAATTGGTTCACTCATTAGGGTTCTTTCGTGGTTAGAAGTCGCCCGGCATGGTGTCCAATTCATGCGCACTTCGGATTACCGGGTGCGCACAGTCTGTCGCTCTAGCGGTCTCATTTCTAGGGAGAAATGGGACTATTTCATGCTCCACTGCTGCGGAGATCGACGCGCTGCAGCTTTGGATGGAAGCACTGAAACAGGTCGTTCGGTGTGACCCTGTGCGCCTCGGCCGGATCGAGCAGGATCGCACCGCCAGCCATCAGCAGCGCAAACACCAGCTCGCTGCACCACCAGGCCGACGTGTCGTTCCAGTTGTCCGACGCGAGGAAGGGAATGCCCAAAGCGCCCCAGAAGTCGTAGCCGCGGCCGTCTTGCTCCTCGCCGAATGCGATCGCCTTCTCAAGGTCGGGTACCCATACTGTCATATCTTGGTACAGAACTACGCCCCTCATCACCTCGTCGACTGTCGTCGCTCTGCAGCCGTGCGTCATCGAAGCCTCGTAGGCCCGATTGCCGGCGATCGCGACCACGTGGCTGAAGAAGCGAGAGCCGGAGCAGCGCGCTATCACCAGGCTTGCTGGGTTCCAGGGCCACTTTGTGGTGAACCTTACCGTGACAACTCCGGCGCCCACGCTACGCTCCCTCCTCAACGACGAGCTCTGCCCCCGACCATTGGATTGCCGCGATCTCTTCCGGCGTGCTAGCCGCTGCCAGCTGCGCTTTCAGTTCCTGCGAGTGGTTGAAGTTCTCGGCGCCCTGGGCGGTCATCGAAGCGTACATGGCACGGAAGGCGTCAATGTCGGCTAACGGCAGCATCGAGTTGTCGACCGCCTTCCAGCCACCTGGGAAGCCCTCCGGGAAACTATCGAACAGCGCGATATGGTTGGCTACGCCATCGATGTCTGAACGGGAGAGCGAATCACACGCAAAGCGCTTGCCTTCGTGGGGGAACGTCGAGAGGTTGGCGACGGCGCGGGCCGAGTTGATTTCCTCGTTCTTGGCCGCGCGCAGCTCTTCAACTTTTGGCGCGTATGCGGCCAATTCTTCCTCGGTCATGTCGCGCACGACCGTCTGGCCGTTGATGTACTCGCCGATTTTCATTGTTTACGCACTCCATAAACGCGGATCGTTCCGCCGGTGAAAGTCGTAGAAGCATCAAGGATCAGTCCGAACCCCGTCACCACTCCTGATGGCAAGAACGCGCCTCGTACAGCGTGTGCGCGAAAAGCGTCTGTGGGGGATTGGCCGAACCCATCCCAAAGCATCGCTTTGGAATTGGGAGAATTGACGTCCCCGACTTGAAGTACTCCTGACGAAAGAAGGACTGGGCTCTCGGCGCCGGTGGCACGCAAACGAAAACTACTTGAGCGAGCGCCTGTAAGAACGGCATCGGCGTTTGCGTTGGCTTGCCAGTACCCCGTTGCGCTTGACACAAGCGCGCCTGCTACTGCAAGTCGAACGTCGATCCTACTGAGAGCCGCCGTAGCGACCTGCATAAAGTGCATAAAGTACCAGTCATGGTCCGTGTCGAACACGTTAAGCGCGTTGAGTACGCTCGCGCCTGACGGAACAGGGATCGTGCCCAGCAACTCGGTTGCGCCGGGCACGGTGCCCGAGTCGCCATTGCGGTCGATATAGACCAGCAGCGCATCACCGTTCGTAAATGGGTTGCTGCCGCTGCTTGCTCGGGCCACGACCGACAGGTTGCGGTAACCGGTCGGCAACGCCACCGCGCTGACGTCGAAGATCGCCCACTTACTTGGGTCGGTCATCTTCACCAGGCGGACGGAACCCTTGACTGCGCTGGTGACGGAACGCAGGTCGGCCAGAACGTTTGAGATATCGACACCGCCGATAATCTGGATATCCATACGAAGCGTGGCCGAGCCTGTCTGGATCGTATTGCTCAGCCGTAGCTTGCCGACGCCTGGCCTGCCGTCGACAGTCGAGCCGTCGTAGATGAACGGGAAGGCGTAGGCACCACCGGCAGCCAGAGCATTGAGCGCCGCCAACGTCGCATTTACCTCCTTTCCCCACTTAGGAAAATTTCGAAAGACATAATCAACTGCAGCGTCGAAGACCTTCTGCTCCAAGGTCCTAAACGGCAGCTTCGATTCGTCCAAAAAAGTCTCGATCATTTAAACAGCCCCTTCAATCACTAGATTCATTTTCGATTGCATTTGATATTCAATAACGTTCTTAAAACTCCCATATCGACCAAATACCGCTGTTGCCCCATACGGCCCGCCAACCCATACCAGAGGTCGTTGACGCAATTCGAACAGGCGATCCTGTACGTAAGTGATCTCGTCATTAGGCACAACCACATCGCACGACATTCGCTTAGCGTAGGGTCGGAGCGTTGTCTTGCTAGTACCGTCGAAGTTAAACGTGGTGCTGGAGAAGTCCTTACCTTCAGTCGATAAACCAAGAAGGCTCGGGCCGAACTCCTCGACCGGACCGATAGCACACATACCTGCCTTAGCCTGAGCCCCAATCTTCCGGAGACAAATCGTGACGAGTGCGTTGGCATAGACCGGCATGTCCAGCACAAAGAAATAGGTCTTGCGCTTGATGCGTTTGAACATCCAGTTGAAGTAGCTCGACTGGGAGTTCGACTCGATCAGGCTGATAACTTCGCTATAGACGACGCCATCGAGCGCATCAACCATACTGAGCGTCAGCTCATGCACGTCCAGATTGCCGAGATAAAGACCCTGCGCCACCATCTCCGGTGTCAGCACAACCAGGATCTCGTCAGGCATGATGGTTTGCGTATTGTTGTAATCGTCAAACATCGCGCGCCGATTAACGATCCCCCGCGGGGACCAGGCCCCGGTGTCGGTCAATGCCTTACCCACGTTGCCTGCGATAAGCGACTGAAACACTTCGTAGGATGCTGGATCATGAACCTTCGCATCCTTCGCATAGGTCGCCTTAGCGTCGTAAGCTGGCTCGACGATCGGAGCGTTCGAATACACCAGGCCTGCACCAGCGCCGATTACATCAGCAGCGCGGGTGACGGCGCCGTTGCTCGTTTTGATGGGGCTGGTGATCCGATCACGCTCAAGCTTGGGTAGTCCGACACGTATGGTTACGTCAACGACCTTCCCGGCCGCCGGCCCGGCAGTGCAGTACAGGTAGGGACGAATCGACCCGGTACTGGCGCCGCCGTCCAGCGTTGCGATATGGAAGATGTGGTTTTGCGATAGCGGGCCAGCATCGGAAAGCACCAAGGGACCACTGAAGTTATCGCGAACCCATGTCGTGCCAGCGGCGGTCTTTTCCTCCGGGTTAAGCTGAATATCCAGTCCATCGATCGAGCCCGCAACGACTTTCGCAAAGAGAGACAGGGCCCATACTTCGCCCGTTGTCGCAGCGGGCGTGCCGATGGACTCAAAGAAGGTGTGCGCGACCGCCCACGCTCCGGCTGTTGTGCCCGAAATCTGGATATCGATGTAATCGATTCCGCTCTCGATGCCGGTTCCAACGACTGACATCGACAACCCAAGGGTCGAATATGTCATCCAGTTTGTCGGCATTGCGCCTGGCGCGCCGACGGCAGCGCCCTGCATCGTGTTGTTACGGATCCTGTTGGTCGCCTCCGGCTCGGTCAGCGCATATGGCGCCTTGCTCAGGTCGGAGGGGTCGTAGGTCACTCCCAGGGTATTGGGCGGCACTTCGACCAGCGCGCCCGTCCGGTCATACACCCACTTAGAGGATGCGCGCGTGCAAGCAACGTCTCCAATCGTGATAGGCTCAACAATAATCATTCAGTCTCCTTCACTGCTTTCATTGCGAACGGCACCTCGCCGCGGGTGGCCGCATCCAAATGGTCAGCGGTGTTCAGGGTGTTGAGTGCAATGGCGCCAAGGCCAGCGTTGATCTCCTCACGCAGGAGCGCGTTCTCGGCGCGTAAATGTCCCACCTCCGCACTCAAGCTGCTGACCGCGCGTGCCAGAACGGCACCGTTATCGGCAGGACTGGCGAGCCGCGAGAACATGTCCTTCGTCTGGTTCGCATTGAAGATCCGTGCCGGCCCGGTTGCTTCGAGCTCAGGACCGTCTTCACCCACGATGCGCCAGCCGCCAGCATGATCGCCGCCGGTAGCGTAGCCAGGCACACCACGCAACTTCTTCGCTTCATCGCTGTTCTGGAAGGTGTCGCGGATTGCACCAAGGCTCACCCCGCCCTCCAATCGATCCATCCAGTAGTCCAACCCCGCTGCGTCCGCAGGCCGGCCAAATACTTCGCCGTATAGCTTCTTGATCTTCGCCTCAGGCGAGTTCGTGATCGAGTCGACCACTGCACTTTGCGAAGCCCCATTAGCGAGTTGGTCCTGCCAATAGGCCAGCCCCGCGGCGTCTGGAGTACGTCCCAACGCTTGCTGGTAAGCATTGGAGACGGCCGCCGTTCCGCCAATGACGGGATTTGCCTGAGCCGCTCCAATTGCCGCGGCCAGAGCATCCATGGCTTGCGATAGGCTCAACAGGCCGGTGGCCTGCCCATTCAAAGCGTCGATCTGCTCTTGACCGTTTTCCACGATCTGATCCAGGCGCGTGATCTGGTCCTCAAGCGCGCGCAGCGACCGCTCCTCAACCGTCAAAGCCTTATCCGTGATGCCGGCGAGGGCTGCGATGTCGCCCTGCGTCTGGTACAAGTCCAGCAGATAATCGTTGTATGAACTGAACTGGTCTGAGGCATCGCGAGTGACGGCACTCAGTGCGTTCCGCAGGCTTTCAGCATCCGGAAGCGGGCCGCCGGCCTGCGCCTTCGCGAGCGCCGTGCGGATCTGAGCCTGTGCTGCAGCACGTTGTGCGAGCTGCTGTTCTGGCGAGGTCATACTGTTGAGCGTGCCATTCAGCAGCTGCGCCAGGTTTTGCAACCGACTTACCGCTGCAGCGTGGACATCCACACTCGCCTGCAGCGCGGCCTTCTCGCGCGACGCGACCCGCTGCAGTGTGAGGAAGGCGCTATCCACGCCGCCGAGCAACGTCGCCGCCGCGGCCTTCACACTCTCAACTGCCGCCTTCTGTGCCTTTAGCGCCTGCACCTGGTCGAACAATGCGCGCACGCTCTCATCCAGCGCGTCCCGCTGCTGCTCGAGCGCCATTTGCTCCCGCTGCGCCGACGTCATCGTCAGCGCGTCGTACTCGGCCTGCAGCTGCTTGCGCTGCTCAAGCACCGCAGCAGCCTGCGTCGCAGCTTGCTGCGCCGCTGCCTCGGTGGCCGGATATACCTGGGCGAAGTCCGCCTGAATCGCCATCAACGCAGCGTATCGCTTCGCACCTTCTTCGGTGGCTAGGGCGCCACTTTCGATCAAGTCCAACACAGCCTGCTTGAACTCATCACGGGTGTCGACGCTGGCCAGGCCGAGCGCCGCCATCTGCTCCGTCACCGCCTTCAGCACCGGCGCGTTACGCTCGGTCTCGGACAGGAAGTTCTGCTGGAAGAACTGCACACCCGAGGCGAATGCATCCAGGCCGCCAGCAGCCAGGAGAAGACGCTCGCGCGCGGCCAGCGATGAAACGTCTACCGCACCGAACGTCACCCCGATTGAGGCCAGCGCATCGTCGACCACAGCGTAGTTCGTCGCCAAGCGCTGCAGCGCCGCCGATGCGGATTCACCTTTCATCTGGAGGTTGACCAGCTCCGGCACTAGGTCCGTGGCCATGGTGTTGGCCAGCCCTTCGAAGTAGGCGGTAATATTGGCCTGCGTCTCCGCGTCGGTCTTACCGATCGCGATATTGATCGCGTCGGTCCGGCGGGCGATGCTCGATGCGTCTACTCCAAGCGCCTCGGCGAACGCCTTCGTGGACACCTTCATCACCCCGTAGGCATCCGACAGCGCTTGGTCCATTTCTGGAGCGACATCCACGCGATCGAAGCCCGATTTGTCGCTGCGGAACCAGCCGCCCTTCTGTTTCCACTGCTGGATCACCTTGCCGTCGAAGCCGCCCTCGTCCAGGGTGCCCGCGAGATTACTACCGACGACTTCCTTTGGCTTGTGGCCGAACAAGCGGTTCACGGCGCCGCCCAGCAGGCCACCGACCAGCGAGCCGAGGGCCGTCCCGAGTGGGCCGACAATCGTGCCGACAGCAGCGCCAATCGCTGTGCCGGCGTTGACCGTTGAATTTCCCGAGCCGCCAAACGCCGAATAGCCGTTCGACAGTGCCCGACCGCCCATCACCCCGCCGAACACGCCACCGGCGATGCCCGCGGCTGCTCCCAGACCATTCGCCAGTGGGGTCAGCGCCTGGCCACCAGCGGTCGCAAGACCTTGCGATGCCAGAGGGGTGTAGCCCATCGAACTCAAAACGCTCTGTGCGAAGCCGGCCACGGTGTCACCAAGGGCTGCAAAGCCACCCTGCATGGCGTCGTAGATGCCCTTGACCGAACTGATCGCGCTACCGACGCCGGTGCCTCCCGCACCGCTTGCGCCTGGAACGGCGCCGAGCCCGAACTGGTTGAGCACGCTCTGTCCGAGCCCATTCAACGTCCCCGAGACAGGCTGCAGCACGGCCTGGATCACCGGACGAAGCACCAGGGTGTTGAACATATTCTTCAGCGTGTCGACCAGGTTCTCGGCGAAGCCTTTGCCTTTCTCGAAACCGCGCAACAGCGCATCGGTCAAAGACGACTCGATCGTCTCGGACATGCGCTTGCCCTCGTCGGCCAGCTTCTTGACCGCCTCGATTTCCGCATCATGGATGGTCGCTGCGGCCTGGGCATTGCGGAGGCTTTTCAGGGCGTTTATCCTGCGCTGGATATCAGCGACTCCAGCGTCCGACAAGACTAGCGACTGCTTCGCCGCCTCGAGCTCGGCGATCTGGACGTCGGTGATCGCCTCCGGCAGCATGCCATAGGTGCGGATCTTCAGTTCCAGGGCTTCGGTCTGCTTGACGATTCCATCGATGTCGCGGTCAACCGCAGCAGTAGCGTCGTCCAGCAGCTTTTTCTCGTCAACAGCAGCCTTCGCAGCCGCATCGTTTGCAGCCTTGATCGCAGGCTGCTTGGCGAGCAGGTCGGCCTGCGCCTTCGTCAGCTGGTCGACCGAGATCGCGCCGTTCGCATATGCCTTGCTGAGCGCTTCCCACTCCTGGGAAAAGGTCCCGCTCAGGCCCGACAGCTCGGCCAGCAGCTTGGCCTGAGCCTGCTGCTCCTGATTCAGCTTCTTGGTTTCGGCCGCGATCTCGGCCGCGCTCTTGCCGACCACGGTTCCATGGCGCACGATAGCGGCCATCTCCTCAACGGAGGCGTCACCACTGGCGCCCCAGGCGGCTGCAATCGAGCTTGCCGTGTCCGACCAGCTCTTTCCGATGTCGGCTTGCCACTGGCGGCCGATCTCCGCTGCCATCTTGAAATCACCCTGAATAAACGCGACCAGCTGGGCAGCACCCGCCCCGAGGGTCTTGCCGACCGTCGAGAATACCTCGACGATGCCGACGCCGACGGTGTAGAGCAGCTTGAGTCCGGATGCCAAGAACTGCGCGGTGTTCTTGAGGGTGTCGCCCTGCGTCGCGGTTTTGAGGAACTGGCCGGCAAGTGTGCTCAGCGTTGGGAGCAGTTCTGCAGCCACACCTCTCGCCACGCCCTGAGTGCCGAGCATCAGCAAGTCCAGGGTATCGTTGAAGGATCCGGCCTGCTCGACCGCTTCTTCGCTCAGCGACAGGCCGAGCTGGCGCGCCATCGCATCCATCTCGCGCAGGCCTTCGGAGCCACCGTTGAGCAGCGGGAGCATGGCCGCCCCCGATTTTCCGAACACCTCTTGGGCGAGGGCCACCTTCTGGACGCCCTCCTCCATGCTGGCAAACTCATCCGCCAGCTCGTACAGCATGTCCTTGTTACTCTTGAAAGAACCGTCCAGGTTTTTCGAGCTGATGCCGAGCTTCGCGAACGCATCGCCGTTGTCGACGATCTGCTTGGATAGCTTCGTCATCGCCCCTTCGAGGGCGCTCGCTTCCATGCCGCCCATCTGGAAGGCCAGCTCGAGGCCGGCCAGGTCTTCGACCGCGACGCCGATCCGCTGCGACAGGTCGCTCGCCGCGTCGGTGGCATCGATCGCACCTTTGATCCAACCGGTGAAAGCCGCGATCGACAGCGAGGCCCCGACCGCACCAAGCACGCCACCGATGACGCCACCAGCTTGCGATACCGTTTCTAGAGCGCCGGTCGCCTGTTCGCGGAACCGGCGGAACTCGGAAATTGCGCGATCGGCAACGGCTGTGATGATTACTCGAGATTCGCTCACTTCTTTCGTTCACTCCATCCTGACAAGGTCGCGCGCTCCATCGCCTGCACCTCCGAAAACAACTTTGGCCAGTCCTTGCGCCTGATCTTCCACGCATCACGAACCACGAGGACGCTTTGGTAATTCAGGCCGACGGCGCCGCCTGGCCCGACAACCCACTGGGTCGACACGGCCTGGAAGAAGTTCCAGGCCTTGACGCATTCAGGCCAGAGGTAGAGAGGTTCGGCCCGCTGCCGCTCATAGACCGGCGCCAGGCCGAATGCCGCTGCGGCCTCGCTGACAGCCTCGTCGTCCAGCTCCTCCTGGTCTTCGTCGACGATCCAGCCCAGGGCCGCGTAGCGCGCAACCTGCGCTAGTTTTTTGCTTCGGCGCTCGTTTCCTTGGCGAAGGCGTTGAAGCACACCAGGGCCATGCCGGGGATGTTCAGCAGCGCATCGAATGCCTCGGGACAGAAATCGGCCGGCTGGCTGGTCTCCTCGTCGACGACCAGGCGCTGGCCACCCCAATCGGCGGTGACTTCGCGAAGCACGTCCTTCATGTCGAATTCGCCGCTGCTGATGCGCTGCTTGAGGTCGTCCGCTTGCATGCGCGAGCAGGTCAGCGTGAATTTGAACGGCACGGGCTGGCCCTTGCCGTCCTTGGTGGAGCCTTTGACGGTGACGAGGACGGTTGGGCTGATAACGGTGGTAAAGCGCTTGCTCATGATTTTTCCTAGATCGATGCGGGCCAGGCGACCCGCGTGTTTATGCAAAGCTGGTGATGATGCGGATTTCGTCGTTGCCGGCGACAGGTGTGGCGCGCACGTTGTAGCCGATCAGGCGCTCGCCATTCAGCTCTTCCTTGGTGGGCTCCTTGAACTGGGCCGCCGGCAAGAACACGGCAACCTTGTCGTTCGGGACGGTGCCGTGGATCAGGCCGAGCGTCTCCTTCGTGGCGGCTTTGACCTTGCCCATGAACGATACTTCCTGGGCGGCAGTCTGCTTGAGCTTGACGGCGCCGGTGACTTCGCGGTCCGTGATGGCGACCGACTTCCCGCCGAGGATCTTCTGGAAGGTCGCCGTGACGCCCAGGTCGATGGTCAGGCCCTGGCTCGGATATTCGAGGCCGCCAACAAAGGCCGGCGCGGTGGCGATAGCGTGGGTAGCGCCGATGGTAATATTCCCCGAGTTGTCATCGGTGACGATCTGCGGCACGCGCCAGGCGGTCAGGGTTGTGGACGGATTGTTCAACGCGGCGATGCCGCCATCGACGCCGATGAGCTTGAAGCTGATCACCGGCTTCTCGCCGACGGTCAGGTTCAGCGAGGCCGTGCCGCGCACGCCCAGGAGCTTGTGCAGCACGCCGTCGTCGAAGTAATAGATCGACGACGACTCGAAGCCGCCAGAGATCGGGACATAGTCGACACGCACGCCAGCGGTGATGATCTCGGCAAAGCCGATCGAGCGCATGAGCGGTCCCCATGCCGGTGCCTTGCCCGCCGTGCCGGCGCCGACCAGCTCGATGTCGAATCCGCATTCGACGTACGACGCGCCTGGCAGCTCTTCGGACGCGCCCAGGTATTCGCGAATGATGTCGCGCTTGATCCATTCGGCGTTCAGGGCATTGATCGACACGTTGCTGATCACGAGCGCGTTGGCCGCACCTTCAGGGATCGAGTCGACGCCGTACTCCTCTTCGAGCTTCGCGAGGATCGCCGTCTTGCGAATCAAACGCTGGGTTTCCACAGCCATGTGTTACTCCTGTTCTTTCGGTTCACGGACCGGTTCGATCTTGGTGAGTTCGCCGGTACCAACATTGCGGACGTAGCTTCCGCCCACCGCAGGGTCTTGCTGCGGCACAGGCGCCAGTGCAGACGTCTGCACTTCGTCAGCCTTGCCCAGATCCGGCGTACTCGCGCCGGCGGTTTTCAGGTCTTTCATAACGTCAGGGTTCTCCCATTGGTTTGGTGTTTCACTACGAAGCGCGCGCTGACACACGCCATGCTGTTGTCCAGCTCCTCGAAGTCCCAAGCCAGGGTGTCGCCCGGCAAAGGCCCGATATCCATCACGCCGTAGCCGAGACCCGAGCCGCCATCGAGGTTGTCGAAGACCGACTCAAGCACCTGGTCGGCGACCGTGCCAGGCACGTCCTCAGCGCCGTCGCGGCCATAGCACTCGATTTCGATCAGCGTGTCCCAGGTGGTACGGCCACCCAGCTGCTTCACTTCCTGCGACAACGCGCGGCCGAGCCGGACCACGATTACCCGGCTTTTGTCATTGCCTAGTGGGCGCCGGCGGTTGACGTAGATGCGATCGACGACGATTGCCGGGTCTTCCTGCAGGCGCTGCGCGATCGCCTGTACGATCGCCATGTGCTGGGTCGTCATGCTTTCTCCAGGACGACTAGGCTCAGGCCAGTGGGCAGATAGCTATCGGGCTGGCAGTCGGCCACCCTCCAGGCCGCACCGTTAATGGTGATGCGCAGCTCGTCGAAATCTTCGGGTACGCGATCATTGGCGATGACCATTTGCGGCGCCGCCGCGCCCATGCCCATACCGACCATGCCATTCCTGTACTCGGCGTCGAAGATGACGGGGATGTCACCTTCGACGCCGGGAATGCGCGCGAGGGCATTCGACAGGCGCTCCATCGCGAGCCGGTTTAGGCGGGCTTCGAGCTGGTCGAACATCAGGCGTTGATCTTGATGCGGACGGAGGTCGCACCAGCGCCGGCCGCAGCTGCAGCGTAGCCGGCGACGGCGAGCGCGCCAGCGGTCTCGGTGAGACGCGCGTTTGCGGCATCCCAGTACAGCAGCTCGCCTTGGGCGACATCGTCGGCCGGCAGCTTCGCAACGGTCCACACGCCGGTAACTGCGACCGAGCCAGTGCTGTTGGGAGGGATGTCCGCGAGGGCGACGCCGATCCGCTTGCCCATGGCAACGACCGAGCCCGAGGCGACTGCAGTCGCGCCAGCGGTGTAGTCCAGCACATCGCCCTCGCTCACGTAATTCTTTGCCATTCCTGGCTCCTTTTCGATTCGGAAGGCGCCGCAAGCGCGACGCCAGGGTTATGGGGAGGGTTTATGCAGCGCCTGGGGTCTTGGCCAGGGTGCGGAAGTCGAGTGCCTTCACGCCGGCATCCATGCGCACCTTGAACTCGACGCCATCGCGGGTCCAGCCGTCCTGCTGCTCGAGGGTCGGCGCCTGGTTGCCGTCCAGGTATTGCACTTCGACAGTGTCGTGAATGTTCTGATCGGCCGCGCCGTACCAGGTGGTTGGCGCGCTGTCCAGGCGGGCATCGCTGATGACCTCGAACGTGCCGCGTACCGAGTTCGGCACCGTGTTGTTCTTGGTGTTTGCACCGACTTCGAACTCGCTGTCCTTCACGACCTTGGCAGTGCCTTCCAGCGCGACCGGCACGAGCAGCTTGGCCAGGCGGATATTCAGGGTGGCGTTGCCATCGGTCTGCCTGGCCATCGCAACACGCATGGCGTCAACGCCGGCGGTGGAGATGCCGGCAGCAGCCAGCAGGTTCTTGTGGTCGCCGTGGAACAGCTCCTTGCCGTCTGCCATCAGCGGATTGCCGGTCAGGATCGCGTACACCAGGTCACCGATGGTGCGGATCGCGGCGCGCCCCATACGACGCGGGATCTTCGTGAAGGCGTCCAGGTCGTCGTTGATGATGGTCTGACGGGTCAGCGAGAACATCTTGCCGTAGGTGGCCAGCTGCACGGTCTCGCCGCGCTCACCCACGTTGGCGTACTTGTACTCGCCGCCGTCCTGGATCTTGTCCAGCGATGGGAAGGTGTTCAGGTCAAGGCGCTTGCCCGGCTTGAAGTCGCCCAGGGTGCCGATCGAGGTCCACAGCTGGAAGGTCTCCTCCGCTTCTTCGTAGCCCTTCATCATCGCCTTGTCGGCCACGTTGGCCAGCAGCAGCGGGAAGTCCGAGCTGGTGTTGGTGAACGCGGCCGCGACCACGTCCATCTTGGACATGCCGCGTGCGTTCACGCCGGCGTGAGCCAGGCATTCGCGCGCCAGGTCCATCAGCGTGAGGCCGCGATAGTTGTTAGCCTTGTCGTCCTTTGCCAGGTTGCTGCGCGCCAGGATCGATGCCTGGGCGCCGGCACGGAACTTGTCGCGCTCGTCTTCCAGGGTGACGATATAGCTGCCAGCGATCGGCGTCGAGCCCTTGCCCAGGTGGGCCAGCAGCTTGGTGTTCGCCTGCTCGATGGTGCAGTCGTGATCATCCGCGCAGGTCGTCTGCAGGGCAGCGACGCCTTCAAAGCTGGCGAACGATGCGAATGCTGCAGCGATGCCGGCGCGACGCGTTTTGTCGGCGGCCAGGGCGGCCTGCGCTGCAGCCTTCACGGCGTCCTGGGTCGGGTCGGCGCCCGCCGGGGTATTGGCTCCTGCCATGGTGTTGCTCTCCTTCGATTGGGGTTGAGGCGCGGCAGATGCCGCCGGGTTAGTCGGCTGCGGGAACGATGCGTACCGCGCCTTGATGGAATCCTTCAGCTGTGCACTCGCCGCGACCGGCAGGCCGGCAACAACGACGTCCACGAACTTGGCGGCCAGGGCCTGCTCGGCCGTGTACCAGTGGTCCTTACCGTCGGTGAGCAGGGCCAGCATCTCTGCCTTGTCGCCGCCGGTCTTCGATGCGTAGGTGGTCGACATCGCTTCGGCCCAGCTGTCGAGCATCTCGGCGTACTCGCGCATCGCTGCGCTGTTGCCGGAGTTCCAGCCCCAAGGGGCATGGATCATGATTTGCGCGTTCTCTGCCATCTCGACGCTGTCGCCGGCCATGGCGATCAGGCTGGCGATCGAGGCGGCGATGCCGTCGACGACCGTGGTGACGGTTGCCTTGTGACGCTTGAGCGCGTTGTGGATGGCGATGCCGTCGGTCACCGAGCCGCCATAGCTATTGATGCGCACGGTCAGTTGCTCGACATCGAGGGCCATCACATCACGTACGAACGATGCCGCCGCAATGGTGTCGCCGTACCAGCTCTCGCCGATATCGCCATAGATGAGGATCTCCGCAGCGGATGCCTGCACACCGCCAGCAGCGCTTGCCCGCGCGTTCGGGCGGATGGTGTACCACTTTGGCGGCTGGTTCTGATCTGCTGTAGCCATCGTCCGTATTCCTTGTCGAATGCTTCGTTTTGAAGTCATCAGTTTGTTGGTCCGGCAGTCCCATTTCTAGGGAGAAATGAGACAGTTTTGATGGGCAGAGACGAAAAAAAGGCCACCTAGTGGTGGCCTCGGGTGAGCGATAGATCACTCGTTCTTGTCGTCTTCCTTGGGTGGCGGCACCGGCGGCGATGACTTGTTCGTGTTGGCGAAGTCGGAAGCGAACACCAGGCCGCGGTCCTTGCACTCGGCCCGGTGCGCCGCGATCTGCTCGATGACGTCGCGCGGGTTCGCACCGCGCTTGCGCATGACTTCGGCCTCGCTGGCGAAACCGTCCAGCACGAGCGAGTGCCAGGCCATCGCTTCCTTCAGCGGATCAATCCAGGGCATCGACTGGCCGACGAACAGCGCATCGTCCGCAGTTTCGGGATCTACGTCCGCCGGCATCTTCACTACGCCTGACAGGTGTGCGGTTTTCACAAAATCGTTCCAGGTCGGTTGGACGAACTGACCCACGAATTCGTCGCACAGCACCGCGTAGTGGATCCACTGCTCGACCAGCTCCTGACGTTGTGAAGAATAGGTGCCGCTGTAGTCGCGCGCGATGCTCGAGTAGCTGCCGCCCAGGCCGGCCGCAACAGCGCGCAACTGGCCCTGCCGGAACGTGACCAGGTTCGGATTGGGACGGTTCGAGTCGATCATGCCGATCTCTTCGCCCACGCCCAGGTTGTCGATGATCATGCCTGGCGAAAAATGCAGCTCACGAGGCTGGCCGGCGCCGCCTTCACCCGTGTCGGGATAATGCTCGGGCGAGCCCTTCTTGACGTACGCCGTCAGGGACGCGGCAACCTTCGCCGCGATGCGTTCGGATTCCTCATAGTCCTTGATGTCCTCAAGGCGGCCGATGACGCTGGCGAATTCGGAAACGCCGCGCATCTGCCCGATGCGGTCGATCGACGCGATGTGATGCATGCGGCCGGCGTCGATGCGCTTGAGCTCGTAGCTGCCCTTCGTCCAGTTGTCGCTGCCCGGGAAGCTCTTGTAGGCCCAGTAGCCCGTCGGCTTGCCCCAAGTGTTGCGCTCGATGCCCTGCTGAATGCCGCGCGCCTGGTCGAAGTAATCGAATGGAATCAGGTCGGGCTCCATCAGCTCTAGCGAATACGGGACCTTGGTGCCGTGGTCGAGCAGTGGGACGGCGCCGAAGAGACGCTGCGTGAAGCATTCGCCGTCACGCATCCAGGTCTTCGCCACCAGACGCTGCACCTTGCTCCAGTGATGCCGCTGTGTGACCTCCGGCGTTTGCGCCCAGTTACGGTACGCCGTGCGTAGGGCGGCTGCGTACTCGGCGTGGATGGACCCGTCGCGGCGCCGCGGCTGCGGCTCGATGCCGATGCCGCTTGGGCCAACCACGTTGTTCACCAAGGTGCGCAGCGCCCCGCGCGCGATGTCGTGGTTCGACTCGAGGTGGCGGGCCAGGCCGCGCAGGCCGACCGCGCCCATCTGCGAGCCAGCGTTCGGCGAGCCGTTCGCCTTGCGCCCCTTGCGCAGGCGTGACGGCTTCGCGGCTTCGTACTGGCTAAGGACGTTGCGTGCAGCAAGACGGCGCACGCCGGCACCAGGGAAGAAGAACGCGATTGCCTGGTCGAAGAAATTGAGTTGGACCTTCGGGGCCGCCTTCATCATCGGCGGTCTCCAAAGCTGGCAACCGAGAAGGACATGCCGCCAATCGAAGGGCGGCCACTGGCTGCGCGCGACTCTTGCGCGACTCGCGCCTCCCATTCGCGGCGGCCGGCGCGGATCTCCTGGAGATTTTCCATGCCCATCGAACGGCCTTGGAAGGTGATGGTCTTGCCGGACAAGACGGCCAGCTCGGCGTCGAGGTACTTGGCAAGCATATGTGCTGATGTGGTCATTGGGCTCTCCCTAGTCTAAGCCCAACACTACTTTTCGCGACGTCCCATTTCTAGGGAGAAATGAGACAACCTATGTCTGCGAAGTTGTCGAATTCGTTTTGGGTGTCAACGTTGCAGTAGGACTGACTTTCGATGACAATGAACCAGCCGGTCCTGTTGTGTCCGGCGTGCGTAGATAGGAAGCAACCTCCAATCTTAAAAAATTGGAGGAACATGCAACACAAGCAACAAAAGCAGCAACTGTCGGCTCGCGCCCGGAATATTGTTAAATATTTAAAGGTGCATGCTCTCATCAACGCTCAGCTCTACTTCGAACTGATTGGATCGCTAACGGAACAAAACGACTCAGACCCCCAAGCCCTACTGACCAAACTCGTCATAAACACGGTCTGTCAGATAGCCGTCAAATGCTTTAAGTCGCCCCCAAGGAATGACGATGAAAACAGCAAAAAGTAGTCAAGCAATCTAACTTATCCCGCACCCCTGGAGGTTCACCCTCCCACCTGAGGAATGCGTGCAGGACGCATGCCTAACAGGTAACACAACTAGGGCACCACAACAATCATGGCGCAACAACTAGAAATGTTCTATGACATGTCGCTAGCAAGCGAGTTCGCCGCCGGGTCCGATTACGGGCGCGAGTCGATTCGCATATTGCAGGCCTTGTTAGACGAAAAGACGTTGTTGATTCGCAGAAGGAAACTCGATGAAATTCTCATCGATTCCAAGTACGAACACTTGAGCCTCCATGAGGCGGCGCTGAAGCTTCTCGAAGGAGTAGCTGTCGAACCAGCACGAGTGAACGCCTCGGTTCTTGCACTGTTGATGGCGCAAGTCCGCCCGCCTCAACGTGAAGCTATTGGTTCTAGCCCGAAACAACACCTGAAACGCAGGAGCGGTCACAATGCCCGCGAGCCGCCGTTGCTCAATTTTCACTCCGGCTTGGTAGCGTTGGCCACGTTGCCTACTACGTCGCTAAGCGCTTTAGCCATGTATGGCTCTCGCTTATCCGTCAATGCTCCACCCAATGTGACCAGATCTGCTACAACCGCCACTGGCGTCGCTACTGCCACTCCCACGGTCGCCTTGACCAAAGATCCCAAAGTATCGAACATCTTCCCTCCTAGGTATGCCGCTCCCAGCGCCGAGCGGCTGACGTGAGCATCAGTCGCCCTTGATGAACCTGTAGAACTGCGAACGGCTGATGTTGTACTCGAGCATGAGCTCCTTCCGGTTGCGGCCGTTGTACTTGGCCTTGATCTCCAAGGCTCGCGCTTCGGGATCGACGTTGTGCTTCTTCACGTAGACCTCCTGCCCGCCCCACTGCGTACGGAGCATGGTGTCGACCAACCGTTGCTTCTCGACGGGGAAGGCCCCGAGACCGAGCGTGGCGCCCACCAGGCTGACGAAGGCGCCAACGATGTCATGTTCGTTTTGCATTACCCAAATCCCCTACTTGACCAATCATCGGACGCGAATCGGTTGCCCGCGCTCCTGTTCTGTACCGGCGCGGGCGGCTTGGCCGGTGCTGGTGGTTTCTGTTGTTGTGCCTGCGGTGTAGGCCTCACCTGTTCGGGCGCCGCCGCAGCCGACTGGCTGAAGAGGTCCCCGATCGCTGGCTGGACTTCGGCCTCGAGGGCGTCCCACCACTTGGCCGGCTTCTTGGCCAGCTCCAAGTGCGTTTCGAGCCAGACCGCATAGACTGTGCAGTCCCACGCTTCCACTCGCTTGCGCAACGCCGTCCAGCGCGATTCTTTTCCGCCGGCGGTAGCCCGCTCCACTCGTGCTTCGCCTGCCATCTGCGCAAAGTACTCATCCGTCGACTCCTTCGAAAAGTGCATGTAGCCGGGACCCGGCTTCGTTATCTGCAGACGGCCGTAGATCAGGTCCTTGGCCAAGTTGGTGCCGACCTGCCACAGGAACAGGCCGCGCTTCTTCGTCTTGCCGCGCCAGTCGATGTCGACTTTCGAGACGCCATCCTTGATGTGCTTCTCCCGGCCCGAGCGTCCTTTCACGGCAAACACCTTCCGGCCCAGCGCACTCTGCGCGTGCACGAACGCGTACACCGCCTGCGTGTGGTGGCCACCGGTGTCGATCGCGGCGGCATAGATGCGCAGCTGCTGCCCGCTCACATGCGCGAACTCGGTCTCGAACAGGTACTCGGCAACGTCCTGCCACACCTGGTCCTCGCTCGGGTTGCCGTACAAGATGCGGTGGTCGATCTTCCAGGTCTCGCAACCGCGGCCATATCCGCGCACCGTGACCTCGATCCGGTTGTCCTGGGTGTCGCAGCCGGCCAGCAGCCGCACGCACCCCATAGGCACGGTGCCGAGCTTGTAGGGCTCGGCACGCTCCTTGAGCTGGTCGGCGTCGCTCTTCTCCTGCTCCAGCGCCCAGACCTCGCCAAGGGTCGTGTTGGTGAACGCCTTGAGCTTGGTAATGTCGCCGCCCTGGGCCGCCTCATAGGCCTCCAGGAATTCCTCGACCAGCCGCGACCAGGTCACGAGTGGGCTGTACGCCGTCCAGACGTGGAAGGCGATGTGCTCGAGCGCCGAGATCTCCTCGCCGGCCGCGTTGCGGAACACGCCGGCGGCGTCCACCGTGATACTGCCGTCGTCGTTCTGCCAACGTCCCTGGTCGGCCACGGCCAGGTACTGCGCCTGGGTGATTAGGCAGTGGCAGTGCGGGCACAGGTGACGCACCGTTTCCGGATCCCCGTTCACCCACTTGAAGCCGTGCTGCTCGTCCTTCTTGCCCCAGGTAAGCGCATGGAACTCACCACACTCCGGACAGGGAATCGCGTACTTCAGCCGAACGTCCGCCGCCCGGTAGCGGTCGTCGATGAGCGAGAAGCCCTGCAGCTTCGGCGTCGAGCCGGTAATGAGCTTCGGGAAAGTGGCGCCTTCGACGCGCTTGGCCGCCAACACGTCGGGCGAACCTTCCTTCTCGATGTCGCGGTCGAAAGCATCCAGCTCGTCCAGCAACGCGACGTCCACCGAAATCCGTCGGTACGCGCGCGCGGCCGTCCCACCACGCGTGTGAAGCAGGCATCCCAGAAACTTCTTCTGCGCGAGCGTGTTGTCCTTGTGCCTGGACACGTGCGCCGGCATCGCCTTGCGCATGACCTTCACGTCGCGCAGCATCGTGTCGAGCTCGGTCTTTACGAACTCGTCGCTATCGCCATCGGTCGGCTGCCAGAGAGCCTGGTTGCGCCGCTTGTGCTCGGCGAAGTAGCCGACTGCCGCCAGCAGCATCTTCGTGTAGCCGACCCGCGCCGACTTCTTGAAGTCGATCGCGCGGATGTCGTCGTTGCTGATGCACGCCAGGATCGCGCACTGGAAGGGCCAGGGCCGCCAGGCCTGTTCGACGTACGATGATTCGGCCGACAGGTAGAAGTGCTCCGCTGCCCACTCCTCGAGCGTCATTGGCGGCGGCACGCCGAACGTGCCGAGGCCGCGCGAGACGGTCTTGGCCAGCTCGGGCGACTGCCAGTTCAGCACCTCGTGCATGCTGCTCATGGCTCGAGCTCCTCGCCCTCGCCGTCCTCATCCTCTTCGTCCGGCTCGCGCAGATCCTCCAGCGACATGCCGGCGACGACGTTGCGCACGCGCGCGATCTCGGCCGCAATATTCTTGATCTCATCGCCGGTCAGGCTGGGCACCCGGCGCTTCACGGCGCCGGGGATCGCTTCGAGAATGCCGGCGATCCGGCCGCCGGCCTTGGACAGAACTTCCTCGATCAGCGCGACGGGCGCCAGCTCGCTGCGCGTGACGGCGTTCTGCATCTCGATCTTCTCGCGCTGCGCCTTCGCCAGGCCTGCACGCTCGGTCGCCAGATCCAGCTCGCCGTTGGCGGCGCGGCCGGCCGCCTGCTCGCGCAGGTGCGAGCAGTACGCCAACAGCAGCTGTTCGGCATCCATGCCCTTGTCGAGGATGCCCCTGCCGACCAGGTTGCCAATGGCCTGCTGGCTGACACCGACGAGCGCACCGAATGCTGCCTGCGTCATCGGCATGGATAGGTCAATGGTGGACAATACAACCCCCTTAGGACGGGTCTATGACTAGAGAAAACTCGGGGTTCGAATTACCCTTGAAAGGCCCCCTCCCGGGAGTACCTTGGAAATCGCAAAAGGTCAGCGCTGCGTCGCCCGCGCCTCGGCCAGCGCGCGGGAGAACTCGCCGGCAAAGTGCTGTTCGATCGTCGACGTGGCCACGTAGCCGAAGTCGAACGTCTTCTGGTAGACGACGTTGCGCACGAAGATCATCACCGCCCTGATTGCCGTGCCGCGCGCGAAGTGGACACGCTGGTAGACGCCCAGTGGAAGGCGATCACCAGGCCGCCCGACGAAGTAGGAGACGCCCTGGCGCGTCCTGCTCCCGCGCTGCAGCGCCTCCCGCCGCTTGTCGCTCATGTTCGCCTTATACCCAGCTTCCGGGAACGCCCTGAGGTACGCGAGGATCTGTACGATCTGGCCGCGGTTCATGTTGCCGTAGGCGTCCAGCTCTGCCCCCTCGCCAGGGACGACACGGTAGCCAGGCGGCAGGGCGCCGATCGATTCCAGCGCGCGCTCGAAGCGCTTCTGCCCGCGCGAGCCGCCCTTGATCTGTGCTTCCAGGTACTTCGCCGCCGGCGTGCTGCTCTTGCTTGCAAAGTCCTTGAGCTTGACCTCAGCGGTCAGGTTCGATGCTGTCGCCGGCCGCACGAAGAGACCCGACATCGTGAACGGCGTGGGCCGGTCGAAGCTGTCCCGCATTTCATGCTGCTCTGCGGCCTCGATTCTCTTGGCCGTCCGGGTCAGGGCTACACGCGTGGCGAACTTCACCTGCTTTTCCTCCACCAGGATTCCGGTGGTGAGCTGCCTGATCGCATCGCGCACATCGACTGCCATCGTTCTTCCTTCGTGTAGACGTCTGCACAAGACGCGGCGGTCATTGGCGAGCGTCACCCACAACCTGCGCCGATTCGGCGTCCAGCGTTCGCTTGAGGTTCGGGATTGGAGCCACTATCATGGGCTCTGACGGTTTGCCAGGTGACGGCGCTGTCCTGCTGAAAACAAAAAAGCCCGCGACCTTTCGGGGCGGGCTTTGCTCGTGTGTTAGACGCAATATCGGCATCTAGCACGGGTATCCTAATGGAAATATCGTCTCGTGGCAATATTCCGTTGCATTGCCCTGGACAGCGTCTGCTCGGCCTCCGCCAAAGCGTGCTCGTAGGAGTGCTCGGGGAATCGCCATACCGTTGCGATTCCGAACGCCTTGCGCACCGCCCACCACTGGATGCGCGGAAGGTTGTCGATCATGATCTCGACCGCCGAGCCGCATGCCATGAACTCCTTCACGTCCTGCGGGTTCGCCCACCCGTTCGAGTGCTGCTGATCAGCCAGTGTCATCCAGCGCGCCCAGGTCTTCATCACCTTCCGAAACGGGTTGTCCCGCTCGACATCCGAGCCGCCTGCACCACGGCCGACTAGGGCCATCTCACCCGCTCCCTCCGTAGCCGCGGCCACTTCGATCCATTCGTTCGCCTCGTGTTGCATCTGTACCCCTTCCATGTCCTGCCCCTTTGCTGTTCTCACATTCATCGTCACTGCCCTGCCCGGCCCTTGTCGGGTCGCTCCCTTCTTGTCCTTCAACATCGACCAGCCCAAGATTCGAACTGCCTGTATCCCCTGCATGACCTGCTGTCGCTTCGTCCAACCGCTGAACGGTTGGCGAAAAGGTTGGACGGCTGGAACCCGCATGGATGCTGTGTTTGCCAACCTCCTAACCTACCTAACCTATTTCCAAGTTTTGCCAAAAGGGGCAAGAGCCACATCGACCCGTCGCGCACGTATACGCGGGTGCGCGCGGGCGCGCGTGTCGGTTGGCGAGGTTGGGAGGTTGGGAAACGCACTATCCATGCGGGTTTCAGCCGTCTAACCTCAAAAACGTGAGGTTGGACGGCTGTCCGACCTTGGGCGAAAATCGCTGCCCTGATCAGTGACGACGACCGCACCTTTTCCGCCTGCGCACGAGGCGCCCGCGATCCCTGGTGAGTCGCCGTCACGTTCACGGCCGCGCGTTTAGCCTGGCAGGCCATTGCCTACCTCCGCTGCTGACGGAGCTGCCTTCGGACGCTCGTAGAAGTACTCACGCGCGCCTTCCGTGCTCCGCTCCTTGTTCCATCCCAGCTTGCGCATGATCGCGCCGATACGCATCGTCTCGGCCCGCGCTGGTCCCATCTTCGACAGCTCGAAGTGCAGCGCCCTGGTCAGCAGCTCGCGCGCAGTGATGCGCATGACCTTGCCACCCATCGTCGGCTTGCCTTCGACATCCACGCCCTCCAGGTACTCGTACACCCGGCCATGCCATGGGTCCGGGATCTCGCGGCTTTCCTGCATCGGGCTGATCAGGCGCTGCTGCTGCTCGTAGGTCGGCCACCACTGGACGCCGGCATTCATCAGCGCGATCGCTTCGCCGAACAGCTGGTCACGATCGGCGATGAGCGCTTCGATGTCCAGGCGCCCCGTCTCAACCGGCCAGAATCGCCGGTTCCCCGTCGAGTCCTTGAAGTAGGCGTCCTCGTTGGTCGTCGCGGCGAAGGCACACCGGCGCGGCATGTTCTTCATGCGCCGGCCGTATGGCTCGCGGAAACGATCGACGGTGCTGGACATGAACGCCTTGATGGCCGTGACCTCCGAGCGGTTGAACTGCTCGAGCTCGGCGACCTCGTACAGCAGCACGCCCTGGATCGACAGGTAGCCGTCCTTCTCCCCCATCCGGAAAGGCGTGTCCGCGAACCAGTCGCCGCCCAGCACCTTGAGCGCGGTCGACTTGCCGCGGCCCTGGCCGCCTTCAAACACTGGCGCGTGGTCGTTCTTCACGCCCGGCCGGTAGCCGCGAACCACGATCCCGATGAAGAACATCGTCGCCACCAGCCGCAGGTACTCCGAATCGGCGGCGCCCCAGTACTTGGTGAAGGCCGTCGCTACCCGCGCCTGCCCGTCCCACATGGATGCGCAGCGGTCGAAGTAATCCACGACCGGATTGAACGAGTGCTCGCGTGCGGCCTGGGCGACACCGCGCTCGATATCCCCGATCGATGCCAGGACGAGACTGTGATGCTCGGCCATGTACATGCCCAGCCGGAAGTCATCGGACTCGGTCCATTCTCCTGGCTCGCTCGGCCATGGCGTCGGGCGGCGCTTCATCTGCAGGCCTGAGAACATGTCCAGCCCAGCCAGCCCGATCAGGCGCGGGTCGTTCTCCATCACCATGTAGACGTTCTCGCGGCACCCCTTCACGCCGCCGTTTGCAGTCTGGATCAGCATCTGCCGGAGCTGCTTCTTCGACACGCCCGCGCCAGCCGGCAGTGGGGTGGAATCGCCAGTCGGCGCCGCCTCGAGCTGCTCGGCGATCCATGCCGGCACGTCGTCAGCAGACGGATCCGACACCGGGACGTCATCTTCAGCATCGTCCGCCTGCTCGACACGTAGCCTGGTGAGCCAGGCCACGACATCCTCCTCCGTGGCGCCGCCATCGATCAGGTCGGCGATGTCCCAACCGTCGGCCACTTCGCCAGGCGCAGGGATATCGACGAAGAACACGTTACAGTCCTGTTCCCGCAGGATGGCGCCGACCTGCACCATGGCCACCATCCCGGGCTGCTCGCACTCGGGCATGATCTGGCCCGCGTACTCGTGACCTTCCTTGTAGACCTTGGCGTCGGCGTCGGCCCACAAGATCGCGTCCCGGCCGCGGATTGCGGACCAGTCCGACTTCTTGACGGCCTTGCCGCCACCCGACCAGCTCAGCACCTCGAAGTTATCGTGCAGGGCCGGGAGCGCATTCGCCTTGTCGACGCACTTCTCGCCCTCGACCACGAGCACTGGCAGCTCGGGACGGTGTCGGCCGCGCAGATAAAGGGGCCTCGGTTCAGGAAACGCCATCCACCGCCATTCCTTCCGGCCGGAATCTGGATTGCGCGCATAGACGCACGGCAGCACTTCCTTGCCGCCATCAGAACGCAGGAACCGGTAGATCACGCCGAGCAGCTGGCCGTCGACGTCGCGGTATTCCCACGATGCTTCGGGCCGGCCGCGGACCACGTGCGCTTTCGGCGGTGGTCCGGCGTCCTGGGGGACCGGCAGCAGCGGCTCCCACGGCGTCCGCGATTTTTTCTCGGCAGGTGCTCCTACCCCTTTGCCCGCTTGCGCAGGCGTGCGATTAGGGGACTGTTTCGGCTTCAAGACAATCGGTGCGCTTCCGTTACCACTCGGCTTATCGCGCGGGGTCAGCGCAATACCAAGGCGCTCGGCCAGGGCCGCGCAGGCGCGGCCGGGAGAAAGGCTGTTGACGAAGGCGTAGAGCGAAATCAGATCGCCGCCGGCTTCGCCGTCGGAGAAGTCGGACCATACCCCGGCCTTGTCGCCGGTGAGACGGATACGCAGCGACTGGCCAGCCTCACCGTCGCGCGATCCAATGCAGAATTCGTGGCCTTCCCGCACGCCGTTCGGGAACCATTCGGCGAGAAGTGTTTCGATTTGGTTGAGCGCTGCGCGCCCAACAGCAATAAAATCTTGGCCGGTCACGCAGTCGCCTTCTCTACGTGATCGACGAGTTCATTTGCCATACGCGAGGGGATGTCGCGATATGCGAGCGAACCTGGCCGCATCGACACCAGGCGTGGGCGATTCTTGAGGGACAGCGGCCGCATCGGCGGCGCGTAGCGGCCGGGCGTCACTACCGCGGCCTCGGCTGCTGGCGCCGGCTCTGGCTCTACAAGCTGGCGGCCCCAGACCGTCAGCAGTACCGTCTCGTTACTCCTGACCACCAGGCCCTGGCGCTCCAGCAGTCCGATGACGACCACTTCGAACTCCGCGCGCGTACGCGGATAATCTATCGCGCGCAGCAGCGCTAATGGCGTCGACGTGCCGCCGCACCGCGCCAGATGCAGCAGGACCGAATGAGCGCGGCTACCCGCGCGCGGCATGCGATGCAGCGTCATTCCGGCTCCTTGCCGCCCTGGGGCGCGTAGATGCGCAAGGTCAGCGCGAGGAGTTCGGCAACGACCTTGTGCAGCTCGGCGGCGTCGTGCTCGAGAATGGCCTGCTCCCGGCGGTCGATCAGATCGTCCGCCGTCGCCGCGGTAAAGTCCTTGGAGAACTCGCCCAGCCGGGCGTAGAGCGTCTGGAACTTGGACATCAACAGCTCGTTGCCTTCGTCCAGATCGGCGGGCAGCTTGAGGAAGGTGCCGCCGCTCGCGGTTGCGACCGCTTCGGCAAAGTGGGTGGTCTGCGAGAACGCTTGGATCTGAAGCGCAGTTTCAACTGTCACGCCCTGCCCTTTGCGTTCGTACACGCGATTCTCAAGCGCGTCACGGCTCATGCCGAGAGCCCCGGCCATGGCGTCCCAGCCACCGGGAAACGCTTTGATCATCGACAGATAAGATTGCCTCAGATTCACAACTGCCTCTCTTTCGCTGTGGTTGCCGCACTTTCCGCGCCAACCTATTCTTGCAACATGGATACTTATTCGCCGCTTTTATTTCCTAAAGGCAACTCAAGAGGCGTGCTTGATCGAGCGGCTGCGCCGCTTTACATCGAGTAACTTTGTCTTATGCTTGGTTACCTTCGAGACAGGCCGCTGCCAGTTCGGGCCAAATACGCGCCCAATCGTCTGGGAACATCTCCTGACGAGTTACCAATCCCCCAGTAGCCGATTCAATCGCTGCTGCATGGATTATGGGAATGGGTCTCGTCCCGTCAGCCCAACGGCTGATGTCAGGCGCGTGTGCACCGATTGCGCGGGCCAACGAAGCTTGACGGCCGCGCTCTTGGACAAGGTATTGGGAGAGGTTCATATCGACAGATTAGCCTAAGGCTAAATAAACCGCAAGTGGAATGTTAGCCATAGGCGAATTTACTCCATTAGCCAATTGCTAAATAATGGCGAGATGAAAACATTAGAAACGATCCACAAGGAAAATCTGCGCTTGCTGGCAGACGAACTCGGCGGCGTCGCGGCTGCAGCTGCGCGGGTCGGTTGCAGCGCTTCGCAGTACAGCCAGTGGATGAACGGATCTACACACTCTGCTACTGGTAAGCCTCGCGGTATGCGCTCGAGTTCGGCCAGGCGCATTGAACTGGCAGCCGGCAAGCCTGCAGGCTGGTTGGATCAGCCACACACCGACGGCGAAGGAAGTGCACAACCCTTCGATGAGAACGTAAAGCCTGCGGCCAGCAGCGGCCTACGCCCCATTCCAGTGATTTCGTCTATTCAGGCGGGAGCGCTGAGAGATATGGAGAACCCGTACCCTCCAGGTGCTGGGTACGCATACGAATATACAGATCAGGATTTGTCGGAGTGGGCCTTTGCCCTCGACGTCGAAGGACTTTCGATGATGCCCGATTTTCGCCCAGGAGATCGGATCATGGTCGACCCTGAAATTTCGCCGAATCCTGGTGACTATGTCGTAGCACGCAACGGTAGCGAACAGGCCACATTCAAGAAGTATCGCCCTCGCGGGATAGATGCATCTGGGAACTTGATTTTCGAGCTTGTTCCCCTAAATGACGACTACCCTACACTACGAAGCGACACCGAACCGCTCGCTGTAATCGGTGTGGTAACAGAACACAGGAAGAAGCTTCGCCGCCCTTAGCTCAAGTAACAAATGACTGACACCATTCCGCGAATCACCGGCCCAGGACACTTCAGGATCAACGTAGCCGGCGAGAGCTTCTACCGCGACAATTTCGTCAAGATCTGCGGCCCAAGGGGCGAAGAAGGCATCGACCTGCAAACCGAAGCACATCTCGTCCTGGATGACGACAACCCTCACGATAACAAAGCTGTACGAGTCGAAATTGGCGGGCTCCACATAGGGCACTTGCCTCGTCAGGCGGCGCGTGATTTCCGCCGAATAGTTCGCTACGGGCAGCTTAGCGTGCACGAAACGTTCAAGTGTGCCGCCATCATTCGAGGTGGATGGGACCGTGGCCCCGGTGACCGTGGTGACTACGGTGTCCGTCTGGATCTGCCACAAGACGACGACTAATCATATCTCCCTAACAACAAAGCCCGCTTACGCGGGCTTTTTTACGTCTACGCTAATGTCACAGTTAGCCTTAGGCTAAAATTATTGTTGCGGCTGTTTTAGCTTTAGGCTAAAGTCCCGGAATAGGCTCCATTGTGAGTCGTCATTTTCCGAGGAAACGATGATCCTGTTCCGCATCACCGTAGCGACCGAAAACGGACCGCTTACTTTCTTCTTCAAGTCATCCTCGAGCTACGACGCCTGGTTGGAAGCTGCAAGTCGCTTCGAGCAGCCACGTCCAATCTCCGTGGTGCGCGCATGATCGCCGCGACTGCACCACGCGCGGCCGTTGGAGCTGGGGTGCTCAGCCAGGCCTTACATGATGCGCGCGACCGAGATGCGCTGAATCGCTTTTGCAGTGCAAACGTTTGCACTCCGGCCGAAGTGTCCGAGGACGGGGTGCATATGCACCTGCCCAGCGTGCTGCAGCTGATGCGCTCCCGCGGCTATCAAGTCTCCGAACCAGCCCGATCCCCACACCAGCCAAAACGTGGCCTCGTCGCGTGGATCGTTCGCATTCAGATCAAAAACGTCCGGTTCGATCTCGCTTTCTACACCCCAGCCGCCGCAAAAGCAGGCGCCACTAACAAAACCCAACCTTCCAGACTGGAGCATGCATGAACCTTCCGCCCCCACTGTCAGCGCACGAAGTAGCCACCGCCGAAGCCCAGGCAGACCACGCCATCACCGACGGCTACTACGGCCAATTCGAGCTGAACAAAATGCGGCCCTCGCCGGACAACCGAAAGCGCTTCAACGAGCAGGCCCTGCAGGAGCTGGCAGCCAGCATCAAGACGATGGGCGTTGCGCAGGCCATCCTGATCCGCCCGGTCACCCCGACTGAAGAATCGCAGGAACCGTTCGAGATCGTTGCGGGGGAGCGGCGGTTCCGTGCCTCGAAGATCGCCGGCAAGGTCACCATTCCCGCTCTGTGCCGGCAGCTCAGTGATCTGGACGCCGCGAAGATTCGGATCCTCGAGAACCTGCAGCGCGAAGATCCGCACCCGATGGAAGAAGCCGAGGGCTACCAGCTGCTGATGCTGCGGCACGGCTTCACGGCCGATCAGCTGGTCGACGAAGTGAAGAAAAGCCGGTCGTACATCTATGGCCGATTGAAGCTGTGCGCCCTCGGCCTCGAGGTCCGCGAGCTCTTCCTGGACAATAAGCTGCCGGCGTCGACCGCGCTGCTGGTCGCGCGCATTCCGACCTCGGAGCTGCAGGCCAAGGCCGCCAAGGAGATCCTTAATCCGCAGTACGGCAGCGAACCGATGTCGTACCGCCAGGCGGCAACGTGGGTCCAGCAACGCTACATGCTGGACCTTGGTACAGCGATATTTTCGCTGACGGACGCGAAATTGCTGGGCGCGGCCGGTGCATGCACGAAGTGCCCAAAGCGCGCCGGCAATCAGCCGGAGGTATTCGAGGGAGTCAGTGCAGACGTGTGCACAGACCCCGATTGCTTCGCCGAGAAGAAGGCGGCGCACCACAACGCGCTGATCACCACTGCCAACAAGAAGGGCATCCCGGTGCACGAGGCCGCCGATTACCACGCAATGCACAGTAGCGCCTGGAACCGCGATTCGGAACTGGTGCACCCTGATGTTCACCTGAGCTATTTCCAGCGAAATGCCCCGACCACCGGAAACGCCGGTTATCTCCGCGACCATCTGAACGGCGAAACGCTTCCTCCAGTTGCTGCTTATGGAAAAACTGGTAACGGCGACCTCAAGCCCTTCTATCGGCGCGTCGACGTACAGCAGGCGCTCGAGGCAGCCGGAGTTTGCGAAACGATCGAAGCGCACGCCGAGCGCATGCGCATCCTCGAGGAAAACCCGGAACTGGCACCGGCCAAGACAGCCGCGCAGATCAAGCGGGAGAAGGAGGAAGCGGAAAACCAAGCCCGGCGCGCTGAGTCCGAAAAGGAAAGCGCATTCCGCGTTGCGCTCTACAAGCAACTGCGCCAACGGGCAAGCGTCTCCGGACTGAGCCTGCCTTCCTTGCGCGAATATGTGCGCGCGGTGCATGACGAGCACGGCCTGGATTCGTCCGCACACGATCTTTACGACTTCGATGTCCGGACAGACCTGGACGACTTCATCAACCGCGCAGACGCCAACGCGTTGCAACTGCTGTTGCTCGACCTGATGCTCGGCAGCCGCCTTGATGCTACCTGGTGGCACGGCGACGAGGACGACAACGAGTTCGGGCCCATCCTTGCAATGGCCCAGCATGAAGGCATCGATATCGAAGTGGCGCGTGCCGAGATTTTCTCGCCCATAGCAGCCCCTTCTGTTCGCTATCGCAACCCGAACGATGCAACGCAAACCTGGACTGGCCGCGGCCGTCAGCCAAGGTGGGTCAGCGATTGGATCGAAAGTGGCAAACGGCTTGAGCAGCTGGAAACCAACCCGACTATCGCAGCTGGACAGGACAAGGCAGCGCCGGCGGTGGCTGATCGAGTCGAGGCCGTCGGCCAGCACCAGGATGAGACGACGGCAGCAGCAGCCGACGTGGCCAACGCCATCGACATGGCGCAGGACGTAGCGACGCCGACAACTGCAGCCTTCGTCGACGGCAGCGACCAGCCACAGGGCGAGGCGCCGCCGGCAGCCGCGGACATGCTCCACGAAAGCGATCAGCTTCAACAGCCGGCCGCCGCTGAGCACGTCGATGGTGAGCAGTTGGCCGAGCAGATGCTCGAAGCGATGTCCGCAGCGCCTTCGCCAGCAGCGCCCGAGAAGAAGGCTTCGAAGAAGGCCACCCCAGCCAAAGCCACCGGGAAGGCAAAGCCGACTGCCGCAGCCACGAAGACGGCGCCTAAGCCTGCTCTGAAGAAGGCAGTTGCAAGCAAGACGGCGTCGAGCAAGACGGCCGAGGCGGCGTAATGAGCTTGAGCCAAGCATCCATCAGCGCGATCGTCGCGGCCCTGCTCCACGAGCGGACGGCGCTCGTCGATGACTTGGCATTCTGGGGCGCGCATTGGCGCCGCCCCGGCAAGGCGACGTTCTACGACCAGGTCCGCTCTGCCCTGCAGGCCAATACCGCTGCACTGACCGAGCTGGCCGATAGCCTGGCGCCGTGGCTCAAGCAGCACCCGACCTACCCATTCAATATCCTACTCGAGGAACCTGTATGAAGACGATCACGAAGATGCTCCGCGCGATCGCGGCCCTCTCCACCGCAATGTCGCCGAAAGCGACCGACGCAGCGCAGCCGCCAGCCGCAGCGATCGAGGCACGGCCGGGCCACTGCGGCAACATCATGACCCTCCTGGCGCACCTGTGCGACCTTGACCACGACCTCCGGCTCTGGGTCCTGCGATGGCTGGCTTACCCGCTGCGCAATCCAAGCGCCAAGATGTCCACCGCGCTTGTTTTCAATGGCGGTGAGGGCTCCGGCAAATCCTTGTTCCTGAACTTCGTGGTGGCCGAGCTGTACGGCACAGCGGCCGTAAAAATCCGGCCGCGCGGATTGCACAGCAGGTTCGACGGATGGGTCGACGGCGTGAGCCTGGCATTGATCGACGGAGAGTTCGCGCGGCCGCACCTCGCCCGAATAAAGGAAGCAATGACGGCCGAATCCTTCGTCGTCGAGCGCGAAGGACATGCACCGAACGTGGTACCGAACCGGCTTAACTTCATCTACGTCACCAGCAGCCCCGACTTTCTGCCGGCCGATGTAGGCAACCGCAGGTTCCTAGTCATCGAGGTGCCGCCGGCGCGCCAGCGCGCTTTCTACCAGGCGGTCGTGCACGAGATTGCCGAGGGCGGCGTCGACGCGTTTCGCGACTACCTGATGCACGGCCTCGACATGGGAGAGTTCAACGAGGACACCCCGCCCCCGACTGAAATGCCGATCCTCGACGGGGAGGCAGCGTGA